TACGATTATCAGCGAAAGCTGATGGACAGCAGAACTCAGTCGTCTATATGTCTCATTCTGGATTTATCCGGAGTGTTGCATTGTGATCTTGAACGTGAAATTATCGGTGTTTCGGCCCTGGTTTTTCATTAGTAAAGCGGGTTTCTGTGCAAACACGACACAAAAACAGTTTCGGTTTGTTCTACTCATGTCAGAGATAAGTTCCTGGGGTAGTAGATTGGAGTTTTTGTGGTTTCCTCTCTGAAATCACTTTTTGTTTTCAACATGAACTACGACAATGGCACATTTGCCCAGCCTCGTAGCGCTTGGACCTGCGATAAGGTTCGGAAAGTTGTGGTGGCTAACCTTGTTCCACCCTCAGAATGTTCTTTAAATAAACCTTCTGTCTCACAAGTTATGGATGCTAATAAGTTTTCTTCGTGGGCTGATGAAGTTGAGGAGGACATGAAGTCTAAAGTTGTTGCTGCTTCGCAGTTGACACTTCAAGAGTTGTATGAGGCTATTGGTTACAAGCTTGACCGTATTAACAAGCAAGCTCCATTTATTGTAGAGGAAACTATGAAGTTAGAATTTGAGGCTGTATGCCCAGTTCCAGAATTTAATCCGCGTAATTATGTTACGAAGCCATCTTTGCTTAGGAAGCAGTGGTATGATCAGATTTATTCTTGGCTGCGTATGAAGTATCCTCGTGATGTTCGTAGTGCGCGTAAATCGCGTTTTCAATATTTAGTTGCTACTAGTGTTAAATTTCAAACCACAATTTCTTTCTCTGCCGTTCAAAAATCTTGTGCGAGACATCGCAAATGGATTGAGAAACGGTCTGCTGACAATGCAGTTCTTGCCAGCTCAAAGAGTGAAAAGAGATGGGAACGAGGTACTCGAGTAGATCGTCATATTGATGACCAAGTAACAACGGTTATCAGAGATGGTCGAATTTGTCAAGAATATGAGGAACTTGCCGCTTTATGCGACGATGATCCCCAGATGGAGGAGATGTATGAGTATTGTGTTGCAGAAACAACAGCACGAAAGAAATTTCGTAGAAATTTGAGAGGTCCGGCACCTCCCCAAGATCATGAATCTGGTTTTGATGCCGGTGAAGGGCAATCCGGCTTAGGCCAATGGATCCCGGATGTTCCAGCAGCTAATGAAGCTGTTCATCGAGCGCGTGATGCTATTCCGCGTATGGAACGAGCAGCAGATGATATATCTACAACTGCACGAGAAGCAACAGGATTATTGCAAAATATACAAATGTTTCTTAGTAAGTTGCCCCATCTTGGAACCAAGATGGCTTTAGATGTAGGGTTTTCTGTCGATGTTGCTGTATTGACTGTAGATTTGTTAAAAGCGTTAGCTAATGATGATCGTTGGGCTTATCCAACTATTTGTGTTAGAATTTTGCGTTTAGCAGGTTTGTCAGCGAAAGTGTGGAATGGTTTTCTTGAGTGGATTACTATCCGTGCTGCCCCGAATCAAGGTGAACAGGAGCAGCAGGGTGTGGATATTGGCTATGGAGAGGCTGCAGGTGATAAGTCTGCGACGCAAATTCTCACGGCGCTAGTTGGGACGCTAGGATTGGCTGCCAACTGTACTGATAAGCAAATACAGCGTGTTAATGCGCTCATGTTATTTTATGAGCGGACAAAGAAAGCTACTGATGATGTGCAAGATCTTAGTATGCAGTTGTTATTTAAACTGCCAGATTGTGTTCGTGCATGGATATGTTATTTGTCTCCTGAGTCTTGGTTCTATATTGAAACTATTCCTGGGACTGGTAATTTGGCATTGTTGAGTGATTATTTTGAAAAGATGGTCACTATCGATGGAATTCGGTGGCTGGCGTGTGATAAGAAGGAACAGGATAAGTGCCTTACGTTTATACAGAAGTATCATGATGTTAGTGCAGAGTTTGTTGCTACCAAGCAGCGTTTATCTACTACTCATTCATCATATATGATGCGTTTACAGAGTTGTGTTCAGAAGTGTTTGGATGTTATTGATGTTACGTGTCATGTTGGACGAACGAGGGCAGTACCTTTTGTTTTGTACTTGTCTGGTGCGCCTGGTGTTTCGAAGTCGTCGATTTCCAGTAAGATTATTCTGGATTTGACGCCTATGGAGTTACGAGATGATAATAACTTGTTTGTTAGAAATAGTAGTTGTAGACATTACGATGGCTATTACAATCAGTATGCTTGTTATATGGACGAGTTCGCCGTTAAAGAGGAAGTCGGAGATGGTGAAATTGATCCGTATACTGAGTTTCAGAACTTGGTTTCTTCAGCACCATATCCGTTGCCACAGGCTAGTGAGCCTATGAAAGGAAAAGTTATGTTTACATCGAGGTTGATGGTTGTTTCGTCTAATGAGGCGTATCCGCGGCCTAAAGGTATTAAATGTGGACCTATCTGGAGACGACGGAATGTGTTATGTGATGTTCGGGTTAAACCGGATTATTGTGTGATTGATTCTGCTGGTAATAAGACGAGTCGATTGGATGGTATCAAGTGTATTCGCGGCGCAGGTGGTGATGCCACTAAGTGCATTGAGTTTGCTGTGTTAGATCCTAATCAAAAGGCTTTGAATGCTACTGAGGAGTATCTTGACTATGACGCCTTTATGGCATATGTTGTAGCTGAGTGGAATCGTCATTGGCAGTGTGAGAAGTCACGTATTAAGACTTATGAGAGATATCGTAGTGACCCGCCGTTGGTGGAGGCTATCAATATTGCAGATGTTAATATTTCGCCGAGGCTTCGTGAGTTGTATGCCACGAATGATGACAGAATAGACCAGTTCTATAAGGATGTTGTTGTTTGGGAAACGGCAAAGAAGCTGCATGAAGCAGCTATGGCTGAGAAGCGTATGCGTGATAAACGTGGTGAGAAGATCCTCGATACTGATGTCGGTGAAGGGCAGATGCAATCGCCTGATGCGTATGAGCCATGGTATGAAGCACAAGAGCAACCATATCGGGAAGCTCCTCAAATTGTGCAAGAAGCCGTTACTGGTTTTGTTTTGGAAACATGCGGAGTGGCTAAGTTTCAAAGAGCTACCAAGGGACATTTAGATCCGGTAGTTAGCTTGCGAGAAGCGGCTAATCAGCCTATTCTTGGACCAGCTGATATTGAAGCGCGTAATCCGTGGAGCCCTACTTATGAAGATGAGGGGCCTGGACTTGAATCCGAGTTTATTGATGAAGTTAATGGAGTCCATTATGGCGAGCGTTATCCTAAAGAATCAGAGATGAAGTTTCAATTTACTGCTAAGGGTGTGTTTATGCTCGTACGTGGTATGTGCAATTGCGTTTCATTCTGGTTCCAAGTGTATCAACGGGGATTTTGTAAGACCCTTGCTTTTCATATGGGAATGGAAATAATTCGGCAGCATTGTACTGGTAAGTGGCTTATGTTTGGCTACATGTTGGAATTTGCGAGTACTGCGTACTCTATTTATAGCATGTATAAGATCATATCTGGGTATCTTGGTAAGCGAGAGACTGAAAAGATGCAAGGAGAGACTAAAACAGAAGTTGTTGAAATGAACCTTTTGTGTTCAAAGTATGCGGGAGTTAAAGCCAAGGAAGTTCCACGAACGGACTTGGAGCGTATTGCAGAACTCGCCGTTAGTATTGGAGCTCAGAAACAAGCTGGACTTGATATTGAAGCCGAGTCAAAAGATTATGACCAAAAGCGAAAAGCTCGTCGTGCTAAGCGTGTACAACGTAAAGCGCAAACGGTTAAAGCGGTTGGAGAGTCATTGGATAAGGTCGCTGACGATATCTCGTACATGCTTGCACGTAAGAGTATTATCAAAGTTCGTTATCAGGATCGAATCACTTGTGGAGTCGGGATGGATGGCACATATGTGCTTATGCCACGACATTCTCTTACAGGGGAGAAGGGTTTTATCGCTGAGGGAGATGAATTCAAGATCATTCTCAATAATGGGACCGTGTTTAACATAGTTTTTAACCCAGAGCAGTGTGCAACACTTGAGGAGAGCGATGTTCTTATGTATGATTGTAAGTTACAGGGACGTAGTTTTCCGGATATTAGTCAGTTGTATTTCACGGATAAAGATCTTGAGTTTTTGGAAAAGTTTCCAGGTGCACTTGTTGTGCCTATTGAAAATGATGCTAATGGTGTCGGATTTCGACAGCGCACTGGTGATGTTAAGATGCAAGTTAAACCAGTTCGGTATACATGTAATTCGCAAGAACAATATAATATTGCCGATGGATGGACGTATGATATTGACACGTACGCTGGGGATTGTGGGGCGCCTTTGTTGTGCTTTTCCTCAGGTGCTCTCCGGAAAATATGCGGTATGCATGTGGCAGGAGTTAAGGCAAAGAATTATGGAGTTGCAGAGATCGTCACTAAAGAGGTCATTGAGCAAATGAAAGAGGTTATCTGCGAGCAGAGTGGACCTGCCATTACTGGCGAGAATTTGTTTGATGAAGGGGATGGAGAGTTTTTGGCTAAAGTTCCTTTTCCTCAGGGAAATTTTTACGATCATCGTGTTGTGAAAGATTATCTTCGGAAGAGTGATAAGACTGCAGTTCGAGAGTCGGTTCTTCATGGAGCAATTACTGCTCCTGTTACAGGACCAGCAGTGTTGGATGAGAAAGATCCACGATTAGAAATTGAAGTTCCAAATCTTATTGCGAAGAACGTTGAGAAGTACGGGAAGCCGGCTACAACTTGGAACAAGAAGTTCTTGGATGAAATTCGCTTTGATATGCTAATGGAGTTGGCGTATGGAGGTGCAGTTGAACCGCGCGTGTTGAGTAATCACGAGGCGGTCAGTGGTATAAGACGTTTGGAGTATTTCGATGCTATAAATGCCTTTTCTTCTGCTGGGTATCCATGGAGGAAGTTGTTGCCTGTTGGCCAGCGAGGAAAGGAGTTTTTCCTTTCACGTGATCCTTCTGATAATCGAGTTGATAATGTTATTGACAAGCGTGTTCTCGATGCTATCGAATGGCGCGATATTTGTGCTAAGCATGGTCACCGCGTGGATTCTGTTTGGGTTCCGAGTCTTAAGGATGAGAGAAGAGCATTATCCAAGGTGGCCTTGGGAAAGACTCGGATCTTTACTATGGGTCCGTTGGACTATACTGTGGTCTTTAGGAAGTATTTCTTATCGTTCTCAGCTCATTTTTATACACAGAGATTGCGTTGCTTCTCTGCAGTGGGAATTGATCCGTGGGGGCCTGAATGGGACCGCATGGTGCGTCGATTGCACGAGGTGGGCGATAATATTTTCGCAGGAGATTTTTCCGGTTGGGATGGAGAGGTACCACCACAGATTGTCGAACAGGTTGTTCAGCTTATCAATGATTGGTATGTTATTCTGGGCTGGCCGCTTGATGAATCTTTCAGTGTGGAATATTTTCGCGCTTTGTATGGCAGTAGGCCCTGGCTTAATCGAAAGACGGAGTTTTGGACTATGGTGAAACAGCAATGTGTTGCACGGCTCGTTCTTTTGGACGAGAATTGTAAGTGTCAACATCAGTATGGCAATATTCGTTATTACACTGCTAAGGGAGTTTCATCGGGTTTACCCATTACAGTAATCCTTAATACCATGGTTGATACCTTTACTGGACGTCATGCTTGGTTGGAGCTTACTCAAACCGATATGGCTACGTATCATAAGAATGTTCGTGAATCCATTTATGGTGATGATAACATCTACAGTGTGCATGATGATTACAAAGAACAGTTTAATGGACTTACTGTGCAGGAGCATTTACGCCAGCGTGGTATGGTTTATACAGCAGCTAATAAAGTTGATGCCATGGTCAAATATGGCCCTATAACTGATTTTACTTTTCTTAAATGTGGATTTGAGAAACGGGATGGTCGTTGGTATAGTCTCATGTCTATGGACACTATAAATGAGTTGATTAATTGGATTCGTAAGTGCGATGATGAGGAGTTGGCGTGCGAGGATAATTGTAATGATGCCCTGCGTTTTATGTTCCAGTATGGTGAAGAGAAATTTGAGCGATTTCGTGTTAATATTCTTAATGCGTGTTTTGAACGTGGTCTGAACTTCCACCTTCATACTTATGCTTTTTACAAGCGAATGTATGATGTGCAGTTTGACCAGTAGTGCGTGTGTGTGTTGCCTTACTATAAACCTTTTTCTAAAGTGATATGGAGCAAAATACTACAGCAGTTAATCGTATGGGAACGGTGGTTCAGCAAACGGGTATCACTCGTTTGATTCCATCTACAGAGAAACCGGATGTTTCGTACGCTATTGCTAGACCGCATTTGGCGGAGGATTCGTTTACTTTGCAAACTTTGGTTGCGAAAGAGAATCAGGTCGCTAATTTTGTTTGGACATCAGCTGATACATTGCTTAAGGTTGAGAAGCTGCTCAAGATTCCGCAGGATTTGTTAACAACGAATGCGGTTAGTGGGCCGTTTGTGCTAGCTTCGTATGCGAGGCTTGGAGCACGAGTGCGTGTGCAGAGTTCAGGTATTGGACTTGCGCAGGGTGCGCTTATCGTTTACTATATGCCGTATACATCGCTTAATGCAATGAAGAATGACACAGGTGCAGCAGGGACCACACATTGGACAGACAATATGGTTACGCTCTCTTGCATGCAACATGCTATTTTGCAGGCGAACGGACCGGATTCGGTTGAGATCGAGATTGATTTTAAACAAGTTCGTGGCTATTTGCGATTGAATAATCCGGATGCCACTGATTTCATTGGTTATCTTGGAATCAGTGTTCTTGGAGTGTTGTCAGCTTCGGGAACTACAGGCATTCCTGTCAACGTATATTCACAGTTTGTGGATGCTGGTTATTTTATTCCAGCTCCATCAGGAGTCACGTTTCGAAGGATGAATGATAGCGCAGTTTCGCGTGATAGTTATTGGTTTAAAGCACCGCGGCGATGGTTGAAGAGACTTGCTGGCATTTCGGATGAAGCAGAGTTCGATCAAGGCGTTGGAGAGGCTGCGTTTGTTGGAGGACTTATTTCAAAGTTTCTTGGTGGAATGAATCCGAAGGAAATGCTTATGGATGGAATTAGTTCGCTTTTGGACAAGCCAGCTATGACGCAACAGGTGTTGCCGCAGGTGCGCCATTACGCTCCCATTCTTGGGAACGGGACTGGCGTGGATGTGGCTGATCGGTTTGACCTTTCACCGAGTTCGCAGAGTTTGTGTATGAAGGAACATTTTGGTTCGAAAGTTGACGAGATGAATCTGAAGCGAATTGCTTCGCGCCCGGCTATTTATGGTGCGTACAATTGGAATTCACAGGCAAATAATGTTATTCTTGCTGCAGGACAAGTGTGCCCCTATGATTTTGGAATTAGCGGGGGTGGCACAGGACAGAAAGCACCATTGGTTGTTGGCTCGGTGTTTTCGCCCACGTATTTGGATTACGTGGCTATGCCTTTCTCATTTTGGCGAGGAGGGATTACATTTAAGATTATGATTTTCAATACGAAGTTTCATGGTGGCAAATTGTTGTTTGCGTTTCATGCGCAGGAGTCAGTGCCGCCGACGGACTATGAGGAGTCATCAGGACAATACAATGTTTCTATGGATTTGAGTTCGGGCCTGAATACGTGGACTTTCACAGTTCCGTTTCGAGCTCCAACGCCTTACCTAAAGGTGCCCAATGGACATTTGCAGGGCGCTTCTACAACGATTTTCGATTATGTTACCGGATGCTGGTCGCTGCGTGTGCAAAACCAGCTTGTGACGAATGCAACTGTTGCGAACAATGTCGATTTTCTAATTTGGCAAAGTGGAGCAGAGGACATCGAGTTCGGTGGCTTGTATGGAAACAATCTTTCCGTCATGCCGTTTAATGATGTTCCGTGGGTTGAACCAGCAGTTCCGCCCATGGAAGATGAAATTGATGAGGGAGTAGGTGAAGCTGGAGTGGTTGGTGAAAGTGCAGATGGCACCGCTAATGGATCGCCGCCAGAATTGCAAGTTGGCGATAAGGTGGTTGATGTTGAGGCTAGTGCAGGAGGTACTGAGGCCCCAGCTTCCAGTGAAACAGCCACATTTAACACGTTTCCGGACATGAAGATCGCAGCAACGAACGAGATGACGTGGGGCGATTGGCATTTTGGTTGGAAGGGCGTTTATATGAACGCACGAAATCTTATGAAGAGGTATGTGAAGGTGTTTAGTGGTGTGCTTCCAACGTCCAATGGTTATGGCACGAACGGAGTTGATTATGCTATGCAAATTGTATTGGCGCTTAAGAACTCGCCTATGCGTGAATCATCTGCGCAGGATCTTATTGGATACAAGATTCCTGCGATCACGCTTCCAACTATCCATATTAATCCTACGAATCCATGTGGTGGGTATTCGAAGGGAATTATTTCGCATTTTTCGGATATTTTCCGATTTTGGCGAGGTTCGATGAACTATAAGATCATGTTCACTGGACCATCCACCACGCAGCCCATGAAGGTTTTTGCTATTTTTATTCCTGAGATTATCCAGCGTTCGTTTCGACCAGTGTTTGCACCGTCGAGCACGTCGCCTGGAGTCGCTGGTCCCAGTTCTACCGGGACTTTGTCGCAGTTCATTGAAGATTATGTTGGCCGAATGGTTGTGGGCATTGGCAATATCGGAGTGCAAACTACGAACATCAGTGTGGGCACAGAGCTCGCAACGGCGTCAGTACATGTAGCATTTGCAGATTGGAGTGCAGGAGTCCTTGAAATTCAGGTTCCGTATGCGTCGCATTATGCAGTTCGCATTTGCGGTTTAGATACAGCTTGTTTGAGCGACGGAACGACGGCGGGGAACCAAGTTATGCCAGCAGGGCTGGATAACTCGGCAGGTACTGTGTTTATCGGGACCATTTCACCATCAGGTTGGGCTGGAGCTTCAAATATAGGAGCGGGAATGCATGTTTATCAGTCAGTGGGTGACGATTTTGCTATGGGATGTCTGCTTCCTCCACCGCCCACCATGGTGGTTAACGGCACGCTTATTGCGACCGTGGGAGAGACGAATCAATATCATTGTCTTTATCCCGACAATTATGCCCCAGTTACGGAAGTTCCAATTGGGAGACGCGCAGTTCAGCGTTGGCACGGTGTGGGTGCCTAAATGACGTTACAACGTTCCTTAAAATAAACCTTTTTCTAAAGTTATATGGCTGATGTTAAAGTTAAAGTTTTTGTTAAGGGTCAATCACCGCTTTCTTTCTGCGGTGCGTTCACAGCAATGGAATATCTTGAGTTTTGCGATAATTTTGCGGGAGCCAAGCGAATGGTTGAGAAGTGGATGTGCGAAGGCGAGAAGGAGAATGCGTGCTCAGTTCTTAATGAGGTGCATTTCCTTTTCAAGGAAGGGAAGGTGGAATATGCTGATGTGGGAGTCTTCGGACCACCAAATCATCGAGAGTTTACTCAGCAGTGCGTGTTTACGATCGGGGGGTATTTTTCCGAGAGTCGACGTGCTAAGGGTAGCACAAAGAAAGCCGCAAATGCAGCGGCAGCAGAGCTGGTGCTTCGCTTTTTCGCATCTAAGGAGTTTAGTGCGATGGAGGAGACGGCGTGAGAGGCGATTTCTTCGCGTGCGCGCGACCAGGGTCCTAAGTTAATTGGCCAGCCTGCTCACAATTAATTCTA